ATACTGCAAGGACACCCGTTTCTGTTCCTGCCCAACCAGTAACCTCCGTTAGCATAGGTGATGCTTCTGCTACAACCTTTACAACAGATGGCATCACTTGGACTTCTGCAACATCTATTATTGGAGGAACATGGTCATCAGGCATCTACTCTGACAAGTTTGTTGCTATTGGTCCCCTTTCCTCAGAAGCCATATACTCAACTAACGGGGTGTCTTGGAACCTAAGCAACAAGATGCCTGACGCATTCTGGGCTTTTCTCGGAGAAGGCACCTCAAGGTATATAGCTTACAATGGCAGCAACCTTTATCTTGCTGTAAGATCTGGTAGTTCAATAGCTACAACCTCAACTGACGCAATAACTTGGACTGCCGCATCAATACCAACCTCAGCAGCAGGCGTAACTACAATTGGATATGGACATGGAAGATTTGTTATTGCTAATAATACAACAACAACTAATCAATTAAGTCATTCAACTAATGGTACTACATGGACAAACATTTCTCCCGCAGCATTAAGATTTAACATAAATCAATTTTCTTATGATTCATCTTCAAATATTATGGTTGGAGTTGGAAACCTTACAACCAGTAGGATTAGTCTTACACGATCAACTGATGGAATTACTTGGACAACTGGAACTATGCCAGCTTTGGGTGCAATAACAGCAATTACATATAACTCTGTATCTTTTGGAAATGGAAATTTTGTTGCAGTTGGAACCAGCGGTGCGGCTGCATATTCAACTGATGGAATTACTTGGACTTCTGTTACCCTGCCCACACAAGGAACGTGGACTGGCGTAACTTATGCTGATAGCAAGTTTGTTGCTGTTTCTTCTAATACTTCAAGTGGAGCAACTTCTACAGACGGTATTACTTGGACTGCAAGAACATTATCTACTTCCTCTAACTGGTCAATTCTTATTGGAAGAACAGTTGTAGCAGAAGAAGGAGTAGTTGCTCGTGGTGTGTTTGGTGGTGGAACTGACGGAGTTGATACCAACGTAATGGACTACATAACCATAGCAACCACTGGCAACGCTACAGACTTTGGTGATTTGACTGTTGCTAGATCCAATGGCCTTGCCGCTTGCTCTTCCGCAACTCGTGGCGTATTTGGTGGTGGATTTGCTGGAGCCAATTCCAACGTAATGGACTACATAACCATTGACACTCTTGGCAACGCAATAGACTTTGGTGATTTAACAGTTGCTAGAAGAAACCTTGCTGCGTGTTCATCTACAACTCGTGGCGTATTTGGTGGTGGATTTGCTGCAGCATACTCCAACGTAATGGACTACATAACCATAGCAACCACTGGCAACGCTACAGACTTTGGTGATTTGACTGTTGCTAGAAATAACATTGCTGCGTGTTCATCTACAACTCGTGGCGTATTTGGTGGTGGATTTACTGGGAGTAATTCCAACGTAATGGATTATATTACAATTGCAACTACTGGAAACGCAACAAGTTTTGGTAGCCTAAGCCTTTCTAGAAGACTTCTTGCTGCGTGTTCATCTACAACTCGTGGCGTATTTGGTGGTGGAAATGGAACACAACTTAACGTAATTGACTATATCACCATTGCCACGACTGGTAATGCTACAGATTTTGGTGACCTTTCATCTGGTAAAGATAGTCTTGCTGGGTGTTCTTCTACAACTCGCGGAGTATTTGGTGGTGGCTCTGGCTTGACAAACGTAATAGATTACATCACGATTGCAACTACTGGCAACGCCACAGACTTTGGTGATTTAATAGTTGGAAGAAGCCAGCTTGCGGCTCTTTCAAACTCTCATGGAGGCTTAGGATAAAAAATATTATAAAAACCAATCAATCCTTATTGGAAGATAAACTCATGATACAATATGTACAGTAAAAAACACCTCAAAAAAAGGAAAAAATGAAGCACTATAATGTTTTAATTGCAACTCCAGGGTCTTCAATGGAAGCAAATTATGTAAAAAGTTTAGTTGAAACTCTTAGTGAATGTTCTGAAAGAGGCATAACTTTTAAATATCTAAGTTCTTATGCTTCACTAGTTCATAATGCAAGAGAGTTAACAATGACAGGATTTAATTCTGTAGATCTTAATCCAGACGATACTGGTCCACTTGGAGGAACTGTTTCTTATGACAAGATTTTTTGGATAGATTCAGATATTTCATGGGAACCCTGGCAATTTTTTAGACTATATGAATCAGAATTAGATGTTATAACGGGAGCATATATCCTAGCAGATAATATAACTACAAGTGTACATGACTGGGAGACTACAAGCTATATTCCAAAGCAAGAGATTATGAAGATGACAGAAATCAAAAGGATTCAAAGTTGTGGATTTGGTTTTATAGCAATGAAATCAGGGGTGTTTGAAAAAATAGAAAGACCTTGGTTTAAACATTACAAGCAGTCTATTAAAAAAAGTGATAACTCAGAAATAGAAATTGTAATCGGAGAAGACATTTCTTGGTGTATTGATGCTTATAAAAATGGAATAGATATATTCCTTGACCCCGACGTTTTAGTTAAGCACACGAAAAAAATACCAATTTCTTGGTAGAACAATTTTAAGGAGAAAAAAAAATGGAAGATATATTTGCTTGGCACAATGATAATTTGGGCGGAACAGAAGTAGCACAAAAGTGGTTTCATAAAAATGTTTTGCCTAAAATGAAGAATATACAAAATTTTAAATGTATATCTGTTCCAGGAAAACCCTATCCATTAAAAGATATTACTGTGGGTAAGAAAAACATTCTTTGGCTACACTTGACACCAGATCAAGTAGACGACAACGGTATGAATGTGTTGAAACAAGAAGAATTTAAAGATAGCATTCATAGGGTTATTGCAATTTCTAATTTTCATAAAAAGAAAATATCATTAGAGATGAATATAGATCCTGACAAAATTCATGTTATAGAATATCCAATTGAAGATGATATAACTTTTGATATGTCAAAATTTGATAATGTTTCAAGACCAAAAATTATTCACGCCTCTCAGTCAATAAGAGGGCTTGAAGTTCTTTTGCGTGTATTTGAAAAAATAGATGAAGACTTTGAGCTTAGTATTTATAATGATTTTTATCCAGAACAGCAACCAGAAAACCCACAACTAGAAAATCTTCTCAAAGATGAAAGAATTACTTTTTATGGAAAGACTCCAAGGGCAACCTTTTTAAAGGAATTATCAAAGTCTCACATTCATGCCTACCCTTCAATTTTTGAAGAAACTAGCTGTCTTGTTCAAGCTGAGGCTATGCTCGCTGGAAACCTATGTGTTTACAGCAATTTCGGAGCACTTCCAGAAACTTCTTTGGGGTACGGAATAGTTTCTGACTTTCTTTCTTTATCAAATATAGACGATATAGTAAGCGATTATCAGAAGAATTTGACTACTGCTATTAACTTAATTAAAAGTGGGGGATTTGACCCATCAGAGCAGGTAAAAGCCCTTGTTGACTACAGAGGAAAAGAAAAGATTATTGATAAATGGGTTAGTTTTGACAACTCACTAGAGTAGAATGTAAAAAAAATATTTAAATATTTTTATGCTCATTCATGATAAAATTAAGATATAATGGTAACCAATTCTAATTTGTATGCAGAAAAAATTTTTTCAGAGCATCCATTAGCTTTATGGCCTCTAGATGATAACATTACGTTTTTGCAGTTGTTTTCAGATTCAAGGCAAGACCTTGGAAATCAGGCTAACTGGACATTAACAGACTTAACGGAAACTGAGGTATCGGATTATTCAGATACCCCTTTCCCTTCTAGCAACTCATCTAGCTTTACTAAAAGCTCTTCTGCAACCAACTCCTCTACTATAGCTAGTAGCTTTACTTTAAATAGTTCAGCAGACTTTAGTAATTCTAGAGGAACCGCTTGCTTTTCTACACATGTCCACGCAGTTTCTGTATTCATTAAGTCTTTTGAAATCGGAGTAATTTATGATGGAGTAGAGTACTTCTCTGAATATAAATTAAAATCAGCTTCCAGTTGGCAAAAAATTTCTCATACATTTGATTTACCACTTAACAGTAACATAACTTTTTTTATTAGAACAACATATCTAGATTTACCAGTTCCATTATTTGAATTTAAAACTCAATTTAATGGAGTGTCTTTGGGTCAGTGGTCTGAAAATTATAGCAATATAAACTCTGGATTCAATGAACAAGACTTCCCAGATAATCTTCATCACCTTTTAACTTCTGCATCTGCCTATACTTCGGTAACCCTAGACTCTTACGGAACAAATCCAGAAATGAACGGCTACTATCTTATTAAAAATAATAAAATATTTGCAGAAAATTTTGGAATACCCATGGTCTTTGGCTCTAATCATACAACAAGGGTTGTTGAAGCCCCTGACAACAATCCATCAATAATATTTCCAGGAAGCGGATTCCTAAATGATTCGGGTAAGTATAACAATTACACATTAGAAGCCTGGGTAAGAATGGATAACGTATCTGCAAATCCAATAAGAATAATTGGCCCAGTTCAATCTAATGATGGAATATATGTAGAAGAAGGATTCATCACCATAAAGATTGGCTATTATTCAAAATCTTATTTTGTTGGTAAGTGGTATAGGCCAATGTTAATTCATTTTAAATATTCAGAGACAGAAGCAGTTCTATTGATAAATGGAGAACAGGTTATTACCATGCCATTTGATTTGAATAACGTAACGCTTTTAGATAAATATTCTCCAGAGCTTCTAGATCAAGATTGGATTGGGGTATATGGAAGCTCGTTAATCTACCCATTTGAGATTGATTGCATATCAATTACCCCTTATCTTTTACCATTAGAAATAGCAAAAAGAAGATTTGTTTATGGACAGGGCGTTGCTGAAATAAATAACTCAACTGAAATTCTTTCAACAAAATCAACATTCTTTGATTATTCTTTTTCAGGTTATTCAACAAATGTTTTATACCCAGACTTAACATCTTGGAGAAGTGGGTATGCAAACAATTTGGACACTACTTCAACATACATGACAACACCTGACTATGACTTACCAGAGGTTCAGCTAAAAAGAAATTCAAAATTAATCTTAACTGATAAATGGTTTGAAGAAAATAAAAATGTAAATGATGATGATTTAGAAGATTATGCATATTTTTTAATGAAGCCATTTTCTGAAAACATAGCTGCCTCTGCCACGTTCTCTGAAGTAGAGCAAGATATTTTTTACTCAGATCCAACAATATACTATGATAGCTTAAAAGTTATTTCAGACAGACTTTCTTCAATTTGTGGAGTATTTAAATCTCCAGTTACTCAAACATCTAATCAAAAAATAATGGTATTTAAGAATAAAACAAATAATGAACAAATAGATATTACGTTGAGCTTAGGTTCGCTAACATATAATCACACATCTTCCAGTGGGACTTCTACGGTACTTAAAACTGAAACTATACAAGCCAATGAATATTTTGTTGCAGGAATAAGTCTAGATGAAATACAATCAAAAAAGCATTCTGTAATTGGAAACTTCTTTTCGTCGCTAGAGGCTATATCTTTAAATGTCGGTGGATACTTTGAAAGTTCTTTCTTAGGTAAAATATTTGGAATTCACTTTAATAATCAATTCTTTTTTGAAAAAGATTTAAGTGCTTTTTTTGAAAATGGTTTTATAAATCAAGTATCTGAAAGCGAAAATGTTTATGAAAGACTTATAGATTATACTGCAAACTATTCTCTAATTCCTATTCAAGAGGAAAACGTTGTAAATTTAGATATTGGTGTGGCAGGGTATTGGGAAGATATTCAACCACTTTCATTCTTTGGAAAATACATAACAAACAGTCAGAACGAACTTTACTATGACTTAGACATGTTGCAATTTAACATAGACTCACCCAAAAGAAGAATGGACCAGCATAGGTATGTAAAGCTACCCCCAGGTCCAAAGGCAATAACTTACGGAGACTTTGAAAAAATATATAAATATAACGAAGATATCTCCAACGTTGTGCTAGGTGGATATGAAATTTATGGAGAAACTAAGATGGATGGGGAAATAATTGACACAAACATCATATCTTATATTTCTTTTCAAAAGTATACTGATGCTGGTAAAAAGCCATATAAAGATTTTACAAACACATCTACTCTTTCTTCTAACAACGTGGTTTCTTTTGATATATCAGAGTATGAAAATACAAGGTATCCAGTTGTTGATAATACAATAATTTTCCCTCCAAAGCTCCCAGACTTCAAAGAATACTATCTAGGAATACACCTTGAACTCACTGTCAGGGGAATCAATAAGAAAAAAATGTCTCTTAAAAGAATGGAAGTATCGTCTTTAGCTTTTGATGATCAATCTCCATATGAGATAGGTACTAAGTATGCAAACTCTGTTTTTCCATTTTCAAGAGAAAAGTACTTGTTTAATTATAAAGAAAAGAATCCAATTACTATATACAAAGACTCTTCTCCGTATCTCTACCTTACAGAATATTCTGGGATATACGCAAATATATTTGACTCTGATTATGTTCGTGGAGCAATTGTTCCAATAAATAAGGCCAAAGAAGATGAGTACTACATTAATGGTTTTCAGTTTTGGTCAAGAAGTCCTTTGAAAATTTTTCCAACAACCCCTTTTGTTATTGCTAAAATAAAAACAGAAACTTCAGATGTAGATCTTTATCTAGAACCATTAGACGGTGGAAATAGAGCATTTTTAAAGTCATACGACTATAGCACTGGAGAAGAGCTTCAAGATCTACAATTTTACCAAGACGGGGAAAAGGTAAATTATCCAGTACTATATCCAAGACAGTGGTCATCAGTAACTCTTGGTTTCCTTAACCCAATAACATGTGATAACTTCACTGGTAGATTAGAACTATATTCTGGACTAGTCTTTAATAATATTATTGAATATAAGTTTGCAAACTTTTTATTGAATACCAGCAAAAGAATTGAAAAGAAGTGGTTCCAAGTTTATATTAATGACTCCGCTGATCCAGCTGAAATAAATTCCTGGCAAGATGCTTACGATGGAGAGGTAGGTTCTTCAGGGGCTTCTTGGAAGGGCTCAACCTATAAGTCAGTCCCAGATCAAAGAACAATTGATGGGGAGTATGAATATAACAGTCAGCTAGGAATATCTGTTTCTGTCACAGATGACATTTCTTCTTTAAGCGTTTACTCAAACGGTTCAGATGTATTTACAGATGTTAAATGGAAAACCTTTGAAGTCTCTTCTTTCTAAGACTTGACCTTTTCCTGCATCTACAGTATAATGAGAAAAACGATTGGAGTTTTATGGATATTCATCCTACAGTTTGTTTCCTAACCTATGATTGGTCATTTGGCACAAAGCCCTTGCAACCAAACGGTTGTGCTTGGTATCGCTGCTTCTTGCCAATGAAAGAATTAGAAAAGAATGACTGGGATACTGCAATTGGATTCCCTGGATGGAACAATGAACACGGTTTTGGATTGCTAGTTCCAGAGAAAAAAGCTATTCATGGATGGGACATAATTGTTCTTAAATTAATAATGCTTGAGTCAGTTGCTTCTAAAATACTGGAAGCAAAAAAGATGGGGCAAAAGATAGTTGTAGACATTGACGATTGGTTTGAGGGTTTAGAGAAAACCAACATGGCTTACACTACTACAGATCCTAAGAATAATCCTAATAACAATAGAGATCACTACATGTTTATTATTGAGAATGCAGATGCAATTATTACCTCTACCCCATTTCTTTATGATTTTTATAAAAATGAAAAGGGTTTTAAAAATGTATTCCTCGTTCGTAATGGCATTGACATAGATCGTTGGACTCCAAGAAAAGATCATTCTCGTGGTCTACCAAATCTTGGCTGGGTAGGTGCGACACCATGGAGGTCAAGGGATCTAGAAACATTAGAACCCTGGATTGGTCAATTCTTACAGAGCAATCATCTTTCCTTTCATCATTCTGGACATGTCATCAATGCTCCTGTCGCCTCTAATCAACTTGGAATACCAAAATCATTAAAGACAACAAAAGAGCCAATGAAGCCAATTCACTATTACCCAGAGCTTTTTAGAAAGATTGATATTGGCCTTGTTCCTCTTAATAATGTAAGATTTAATTATGCAAAGTCTGGAATCAAGGGGCTTGAGTATAGTGCTGCTGGTGTGCCATGGGTTGCCTCTTACAGCCCTGAGTACGCCACTTTAGAAGAGCAGGGTATTGGAAGAGTAGCAAACAATGAAAGAGAGTGGATAGGCCACTTAGAAGAGCTTCTAGACCCAAAGGTTCGCAAAGAAGACGTTGAAAGAAATATGGAAAATATTAAGAAGTATCAGTCTATGGAAGTTCGCGGTAAAGACTGGAATGAAGTAATGCATCAAATCAGAGACCTATAGTAAAAACCCCCTACCGAATTGTCATTGCCACCAAATTATTTTCTTTGGTTGTTTTCCGATAGGGGGTTCAACTATTTTATTTTATTTGCATGGGTACTTGTTGTACCAGCTTACATATCTTTCATAGATAGAGCGAGGTGACCACTCTGCCTTCCAATTTCCATGACCATCAATATCCCACATATACCATGTCTTTCCACCTTTGGATTTCCTATATGCGATTTGAGTATTGTAATCTCTTGTAAGCAATTTCTTTGAGTCCCACCACGATGCGTCTTTATGTGCATAATGGTTAAACTGGAACATTCCATAATCATTGGTTGATGAAATTGTTTTTTCATTTCCACCAGATTCTCTCATAACAATTGCCCACGCTTCGCGTAAGTTTTCGCCACGGAATCCATGTTTGTGAAGATGTTTCACCAACCAGTTCTTACATATCTTATTCTTTGGCTTTTCAACCTTTGTAACTTTTACGACAGGCTGAATAGCCTCCGCCGTGCTCGGTGCAGACTTAGCATACACCTGTTCGTTGGTAGCATTAGCCAAGTTTGTAGATCCAGAAAGAACCATCGTCATAACTAATACACCTCCTAGCAGTTTTGTTTTCATCTGTTTTCCTCCTTGTGCGGCGGCAACAACCTATCTAGCATAACATCAAAAGGTGTGAATTGTCAAGTTTGTGGTTTTTTATGTTCTATTCTTAGGGGAAAAACCTATCTATTTTGTTTATAGATTAGATCTATTCCCTCCCTCCACCCTGTTATGGTATCAACTAGATAGTGCTTTGTCAATAACTGACTTAATATTTTCTATCATATTAGTCCCTGGGTGAATTACATCTCCACTGGCAATATCATACAGCACAACTTCTTCATTATCAAGTTCCCTTGGAATTAAAATTTGACTAGCATTTCCAAGAGGCGTTGCCTTACCCCTCTTTACCAAATTGTTATATGTGTGAATGTCTTTGACTGTTAACTTCATTTTGACTCCTTTGTTTTTGTCTGGTAGAATTGACCCTACATATAATTCTAACAGAGGAAGTGTTTTTAATTGTCACTTATTAACGATCATGGGTCTATCAAAGACTTTTACAGAAACTTTATCCACATCAGCAGATACGCTCGCTGGATTGAATCAGAGAACAGAAGAGAAACTTGGGTAGAGACAGTAGATCGTTACATGTCTTTCATGAAAAACCATTTGGTAACAAACCATGGTTACAGCGAAAATGACAAGACTTTTGAAGAGATTCGTAATGCAGTCATTGATCACAAGATCATGCCTTCTATGCGTGCTCTAATGACCGCAGGGCCAGCACTTGACAGAGACCACATTGCAGCTTACAACTGTTCATTTATTGCAGTAGATAGCCCTAGAGCTTTTGATGAAGCAATGTATATTTTAATGAACGGTACTGGAGTTGGATTCTCCGTTGAACAAAAATACATGAGCTTGCTTCCCGTTGTTGCAGAGGAACTATACAAGACAGACACAGTTATCGTAGTAGATGATTCAAAATTAGGATGGGCAAAATCATACAAAGAGCTTATTGCACTTCTTTATCAAGGGCAAATTCCAAAGTGGGATCTAACTAAGGTTAGGCCAGCAGGGGCACGCCTAAAGACTTTTGGTGGAAGAGCATCTGGCCCAGATCCACTTGATTCTCTATTTAGGTTTACTATTGATATTTTCCGTAACGCTGCTGGAAGAAGAATTAAATCAATTGAAGCTCATGATCTAATGTGTAAGATTGGAGAGGTTGTAGTTGTTGGAGGGGTAAGACGTTCTGCACTAATCTCTCTTTCTAATCTTGATGATTTTGAAATGGCTAAAGCAAAGTCAGGCCAGTGGTGGGAAGATAATGGTCAGCGTGCATTAGCTAATAACTCAGCGGTTTATAATATTAAACCAAATACCGCTCAATTTCTAAGGGAGTGGAGAAACCTATACGAGTCAAAATCTGGTGAACGTGGAATTTATAACATAGAAAGTGTTCGCAAGCATGTTGATAAGTTTGGTCGTCGTGACTCATCAAAGGTAATGGGTACAAATCCATGTGGAGAAATTCTTCTGCGCCCAAATGAGTTTTGCAATTTAACTGAGGTAGTCATTGAAGCAGATGACAAGGTAGAGGATTTAGCTGAAAAAGTTCGTTTAGCAACAATTCTTGGAACATGGCAGTCAACATTGACAAACTTTAAATACATTAGAAAGACATGGAAGGATAACTGCGAAGAAGAAAGACTTCTTGGAGTTTCTCTAACAGGGATCTATGGAAATAAAATTACGTCAACAAATAACAAAGATCTTCCAGGAATACTAGATTCACTCAGAGAAGAATCTGTTTTGACTAATAGCCAAGAAGCAGAAAAGCTTGGAATCAATCCATCCCTATCTATTACATGTGTTAAGCCTTCTGGAACAGTTTCTCAGTTGACTGGGGTATCCTCTGGCATTCATCCTTGGTACTCAGAATACTACTTGCGATCAGTTCGTGGAGACAATAAAGATCCACTAACATCATTCCTTAAAGATGCTGGTATTCCAAATGAACCAGATGTAATGAAGCCAGAAGATACTACCGTTTTTTATTTTCCCATCAAGGCTCCAAAAAATTCAGTACTCACCAAAGATCTTACTGCAATTGATCATCTTGAAATGTGGAAGACATATCGCAAGCACTGGACAGAGCATAATCCTTCAGTAACAATTAATGTTCATGAGGATGAATGGCTAAGAGTTGGGTCATGGGTATACGATAACTTTGATAGTGTTGGAGGAGTTTCATTCTTACCATCTTCAGAGCATACATACAAGCAGGCTCCATATCAAGAAATAACAAAAGAAGAATATGAAAAGTCTTTAAGTGAAATGCCAACAACAATTGATTGGTCAGTTCTTAGTCTTTATGAAACAGTTGACACAACTACTGGTAGTCAAGAGCTAAGTTGTACGGCGGGGGTTTGCGAGATAGTTGATTTCGGCTCAGCAGTTGCCTAAAATTAAGTAAGTCAAGCAAATTATGGTACAATGGTTGTCATGAACATGCCAAAACCCAAAATAACTGTCATAGAAAAACAAGGTAACGACGGAATCTACGTCTGGCAAACACCTGAAGGAAAGATTGTGACAGATGGAGAAGGAAACACTATGAATATTCCATCTCGTCGTGGGGATATTGAGGCGATGTCTAAGATTAGAAAAGCAGCAGCGTACTATGGCTTTCCAGAAGGAGAAGCTGTCTTTCGCGCAGGACAAAGAAGACTTACAGATGAAGAGCATTCAGAGCAGCTTGATAGAATGAAGGAGGGGCTAATCCCTTCTGAAACTGATATTGGAGCTTGGATGGATGCATCAAAGGGGATTAAGAGGTATGGAAATGGATAATGAAATAGAGTACCGTGCAAAGATTGACAATCTAGATAAAAGTTCTACGAAGAAAGAGTCTTATGACGAATTCAATGCAGAAGTTGATCAAGTAAAAAAGTATGATGGTTTAGATGCAAATTTTAAACGCCGTGTATCAAGAATGACCAAAGTCTGGACAGGCGAACAAGATACAAAATCAAAGCAGTTACTTCCTTTACAAGATATTACAACAGCGTATGGACTTTTTGATGTTGTTGTTCCACCCTATAACCTTGACGAGTTAGCTACATTTTTTGATAGCTCTTTTGCAAACCACTCATCAATCAATGCCAAGGTAGCAAATATTGTAGGACTTGGATACGGCTTTGACATTACAGAAGCTGTAATGGATAGACTTGAGGATGCAGACACAGATGATCAGTTGAGAAGAGCGCATAGAAAAATTGAGCGTGCTAAAAAAGATTTAATGGACTGGCTTGAATCCCGCAATGATGAAGATACCTTTACCCATGTTTTAGAAAAAGTTTGGACAGACTATGAAGCAACAGGGAATGGTTACATGGAAGTTGGTAGAACTGTAACTGGAGAAATTGGTTACCTTGGACATATTCCTGCGACAACAATTCGTGTTCGTAGATTAAGAGATGGATACGTTCAAATAGTTAATCAAAAAACAGTATTCTTTAAAAACTTTCAAGACAAAAAAACCCCAAACAATATTACCAATGATCCAAGACCAAACGAGCTTATTCATTTTAAGAAGTACACACCTAGAAATAGCTACTATGGTATCCCAGACGCTTTATCATCATCCATGGCTATTGTTGGAGATCAATTAGCTAGCCGATATAATATTGATTATTTTGAGAATAAGGCAGTTCCTCGTTACATTGTTACCCTCAAGGGAGCAAGACTTAGTGCAGAGTCAGAGGAGAAGCTATTTAGGTTTATGCAGTCTGGATTGCGTGGACAGAATCATAGAACTCTTTTCCTACCACTCCCTGCAGATTCACCTGATAATAAAGTTGAGTTTAAAATGGAGCCAATTGAAAATGGTATTCAGGACGGATCTTTCCAAAAGTATCATGTATCAAATACAAATGATATCTTAATGTCTCATCAAGTTCCTATTTCAAAAGTTGGTGGTGGACAAGGAATGTCTATTGCGGCGGCACTAGCAAATGATAGAACATTCAAAGAGCAGGTATCAAGGCCAGCCCAAAGAATGTTGGAAAAGGTTCTTAATAAAATTGTAAAAGAAAAAACAGACATGTTTGATCTTAAGCTAAACGAACTTACTCTTACAGATGAAAATACACAAAGTCAGATTGATGAGAGATATCTTAAGGCCCAGGTTGTTGTTCCGAACGAAGTTCGAATGAGGCTTGGCTTGCCAATGAGACAGGGTGGACAAGATCCACTTCAATTAACTGCTCAGCAAAGAGCAGAGAATACTACCCAAAGATCACGCGACACAGAAAGACAAAATAACGCAACAGATAGTCCAAATTCTCCAACAGGAAGAAATGCTGGTGGAGAAGGTCGTACAACGCAATAATATATAAAATGTGATAAAATTACTAAATTATAACGATACAATGGTGACAAGATGAATTCATTAGAAAAAGCCTTTTGGAATACAAGCGGCGAAAACATTTCAATTCTTATGCCTATCCAAAAGATAGACGCAGAAAAAAGAATTGTTTCTGGTTGGGCGACAACAGACATTGTTGACAAGCAGGGAGACATTGTTGCTATTGAAGCCTCAGAAAAAGCCTTTGATAATTTTAGGGGAAATGTAAGAGAACAACACACACCCCTAGCAGTAGGAAAAGTAGTTTCTTTTAAAAGAGACAAATACTTTGACAAAGAAAACGGGGAGATTCATAATGGCATCTTTGTTGATGTATATGTATCCAAGGGTGCTCAAGATACCTGGTACAAAGTAACAGAGGGAATTCTTACAGGATTTTCTATTGGCGGAAAAATTAATGATACAGAAGATATTTACACTAAGGGAATGGATGCTCCAATTAGAATGATTAAAGACTATGATCTTTTTGAGCTTTCACTTGTTGATAATCCAGCAAACCCTGCATCAAATGTTGTTTCTGTACAAAAGTTTAACGGAACAGACACACTTGAGAAAAACTACCTAGAGAATGTTTACTGGTGCAACTCAAGCGAAATGGTTATTATTAGCGAGAAGTCACAATATTCTTGCCCAAGCTGCGATAGACACATGACAAATATTGGTTTTGTAGAAAGCAGCGATACTTCTAAAGCAGAAACAATCGGAAATCTTATAAAGAGCTATACTGTAAAAGTTTCAGATGAACAATCTGATATAACAATGGCGGTTGACGAAGTAGCCAAGTCAATTGCTGACAACAATGAAAAGGAGGGGATTAATGTGGGAATTCTAAATAGAAATAAGAGTACAGATCCAGCAGAAGACTTGGTAACAAAGTCTGAAGAAGTAGCTGAAGAAGTTGCAGAAGAACTCGCCGAAGAAGTCGAAGAGATTGAAGAAGCAGTTGAAGAGGCAATTGAAGAAGTTATTGAAGAAGCAGCAGTAGAAGAGGCAGTCGAAGAGATTGTTGAAAAGTCTGCTGACGAGGAAGCTGTAGAAGAAGCTGTAGAGACATCCACAACTCCTGCAGACAGCGATGAAGACTTGGCGAAATCTGTAGATGAAATCAAGGATTCAGTAGTTGTTGCAGTAGCAGATCTAGCAGCAGCAGTAAAAAGCATTGCAGATAAGGTAGGGGAACTTACTGGCTCAGTTAATAACGTTTCACAAGAGGTAAAGGTTGTTAAAGGCAATGTTGAAGAGTTTGGACAGCGTGTATCCGCGATAGAGGAAGACACGGCTGTTCGCAAGTCTGGCGATCTTGGCGGGATCGTACAGGGAGAAAAAATAAGTAAATCGATGTGGGGCGGTCGTTTCCTCAATTCCGCCGACTTATATCGGTAATAAAACAGGAGGTGAAAAGTAAAATGTCAGAAGAAATTTTAGAAAAATCAGCAGACGCAGGCGTAGTAGTCTCTGGTGGTATTGGCGCAATTACAAATCCCGCAGCAGGTGATTTGGGTGTCGTTGGTAGCACAACTGATGATGGTGGTATTCTCAATCCTGAGCAGTCCCGCCAGTTCATCGAATACATCTGGGAGCAGCAAGTTTTAGCTCTAGATGGTCGTAGAGTAACTATGCGTTCTAACACTGCAGAACTAGAGAAGCTAAATGTAGGCGAGCGTGTAATCCGTGCAGCAAATCAGGCTGATGGTACATACACAAACGCAGACGTAGCATTCACTAAAGTAGAGATCGTAACAAAGAAGATTAGACTAGACTGGGAAGTTGCAACTGAAGCACTCGAAGATAATATCGAGGGTGCCCAGCTTGAAGATCACCTAGTTCGCTCTATGACTCGCGCATTTGCAAACGATCTTGAAGATCTTGCAATTAACGGTACAGGTTCAGGAACAAACAACTTCTTGAAGATTATGCAGGGCTTCTATGCAAAAGAAGCCGCAGGAAACCAGGCAGCATCTGTCACTTCCAGCGGTTCAGCATGGACCGTACAGGATCTACAAGATATTGTCCTAGCCATGCCACGCAAGTACCGTGGTTCAAGATCTGCAATGAAGTTCTATGCAGGTTCACCAACAATCTCAAGCCTACTTAACAGTCTTGCCCAAACAGGCAACTTCAATTCCGAAAGAATTGTCGAAAGAATTGTTGACGGTAGCGTTCCACAGATTGTCGGTGCTCCACTACAGTACCGCGTTCTCGGACTACCCATCATGGAAGTTCCTTACATGCCAGATGATTATGTCTCACTAACATTCCCAGAAAACAGAATTTGGGGATTCCAGAGAGATGTTACAGTCCACCGCGAGTTCAAGCCAAAGAAAGACACAGTAGAATATACAGTGTTCGTTCGTTTTGGTGTGCAGATCGAAGAAACAGACGCAGTTGCCTACGGCAGCAAGTAATAATTGTTTCTAAATGCAGCGGAGGGGAGTCGATTGGCTCCCCTCTTAAGCATTTATTGAGATGATATAATTAATAACAGGAGGAATTATGGAATCAAGTCCCACAAAAAAGGTATCTGTAAAAAACACACAATCTAAAATACAAAAAACACAAACAGATCCAGTTAAAGTTGCACTCTTTGCTCCTAATTCTATTGTCCACCCATCTCTTGGAAGACTAAATAACGGCTATACTATTGTAGATTCTGATAAAGCTGAAGAGTGGTTAAAAATTTCAGAAAAGGTAAGAGCAGCAACTCCGCAAGAAGTTGCCTCAGCTTTTGAGGTATAAAAATGGAAATTCTTAGACTACCAGAAACAACATCAATTTATATTGATCTCGTAATGCCATCTGCATCTTTACAATATGTTATGCAGTATGAAGACTTATTTACAGGAGAATCTTTTTCTGCATCAGCAACATCTAATGCTTCAAAGGTTGCAAGGTTTACATTAAACTCCAAATACCTTGTCTATTCTGTAAATCTTTTTGCAAATGTATATGACTTATCAAATAACCTTGTTCTATCCGCAGGCATAGATATTGTAAAGCCATATTGCGATCTTACAACGGTAAAAACAAAACTTGGAATTACCACTGGTCAAGCTGTAGAAGCAGAGAAGGTAGCGAGAAGAATTATTGAGGCTGAGGTAGGGTCTTTTCAATTTGTTCGTAAACTAAAAGAAGTTATTGGAATGGGAATAGACTACTTGCCCATTGATGAAAGAATCGTTACTCTTTATCAAATGTCAGAAAACAACGAAATTATTTACATAAAAGATGATGACACATATGAGCAATACGAGATAAGCATAGATAAAAGCTCAATTGTACTTAAAGATGAAATTCAGAATAAAGTTGAATACACTAAGGTGTGGAGAGATAGAAACTATGCAGTAACATTCTCCCCTGGATTTGACTACCTGCTTGATGCTAGCTTTGGATATCAAGTTATTCCATCAGATATTGAAGAGGCTTGTGAGATGCTGATGCAAGATTTAGTTCAAGGAAATACAAGGTACTTTAGTAGAAACATAACTGAGTTTGATAATAAGGAATTTAAAATTAAGTTTGCAGCAGGATCTTCTGCGGGTACAGGAAATTTGATTGTAGACAAGCTACTAATAAGGTATAAGAATAGAATTCGACCAGGGGTAATCTAATGTTGCCTAATGGAAACTTGTCAGATCTCATGTATCCAATGACAGCAGACATATACTACTCTACTTCTGAGCAAAGTTCTTTCGGGGAAATGGTAAACACTTGGTCTTTTGATAGAGTAATTAATTGCTCAGCCATAAAAGAAAGACCAGATTCATCTGTTATAAATGCTATTAGCTCAGAAAAATTTATTGAATATTCTTATAAATTAGATTTTAGAACAGCAGATGAAATATTAAAATCAAGTGACGACATTTCTTATCCCATAACAGGAATTCTAGTAACAAATATAAAAGATCCAAGTGGAAAAGTTGTTTGGTTTGAAGTTTTAGATGAGCCAACTGTTTTTGAAATAGGAAATATAGAACCCATGTTTGACCCTTTCCATAATTTTTTTGGATACAGAATTTTTCTAAGACGGGCAGATGATCAGTCTTGTATACTGTAAAGATAAATTCTAAAGAAGCCATGAAGGTATTGAACAATGTAGTTGAATACTCAGAAGGTTTTATAAAAGAAAGTAAAGCCAAAGAGTCATATGTAGCAAGCAAGTTGGCTAGCACAAGTATCTCTGCTTTTTATCAATACCTTGATGTTCTTGCTAGAACAAATCCAGGAATGCTTCATCATGTATATGAGTGGGGTCAAGTTGGAGATCCTGGAGCAAGACTAGTAGAATTAAAAAAGGTTCTTGCTGGAAAGACAGCACAAGTTTCATCAAATTTTTTGTCATCAACAAGCATTCCAGAAAATGGATCAGAGCCTTTCTTTGACAAGGCAGAGATAATGGAAGAAGGCATAGCCGTTCAAGTAAATGAAGTAAGTGCTCAAGCACTATTCTTTGAAATTGACGGTGAAGAATTTTTTAGAACTGGACCAATTATAATAGAAAATCCTGGAGGGGAACAAGTTAGAGGATCTTTTGTTAGAGCATTTGAAGAGTTCTATAACAATTATTTTGATCAGGTATATCTAAGGTCGATAAGATTCTATGATCATTTTACAAGGTCAAGAGAGTTTGAGTCAGGATTCAACTCTGCAGTAAAATCAAGAAGTGCAGGGTCCATGGGTAGGCAGTCAGCCCTAAGTTGGATAATTAATGCACCAGGAGAAGATTATGAGTAATTTAGTAGAGCCAGTAATAAATAAATATATATGGAAGCAGTTTGAGCTTAATGGAGCAGCCAATGTTCCTGGATTTTCTTTTTCAACATATGGTGGGGTGACTCCAATCTTTCCCGTTTCAGATAATAAATCGGGGGATGCAAAGTGGGGACCCAAACCCTACATTATATATGACTCTTTTATGAAAGGAAGAGTAAGCAATAAGTATTTTTATCCAGTCAAGTGTGCTCAGATGATGTACTCAATAAGAGGGGCCAGTCTAGAAGAGATTTTTTATTGGAGAGATTTTATCATTAATATTGCAGACAGAGAAGATAGAACAGCATTTGATGTAAATCAATTTGCTGGTCAAAATATACAGAATAACAAAATAAACTTTCATTGCATAAATGCTTCTCAGGTTAATTATGTAGGTAATACCACAGAAACCCTGGGACTTCAAAAAACATTTTCAACTAATGTAGTTATAAAATATGACTATCACACGACAAACATCTATAATAATGGCTAAATTATGCCATTATAATAAAGATGAGGAAACGCCCCACGCCAAGCAACAAAGGCAATAAATGTAATACAAATAAAAAAAAGAAATAAGGGGTGAAATAAAAATATGGCAACTTTAGGTGATTCAAGAAATATTATCGTAGGTGCAGCTCAGATCTTCGTAGCAAGATCATCTTCACTTAAGTATATTGAAGGCACAGCACCAGCACAATACTCATTCGATGCAGCAGCAGGATCTGATATCCCAGCATTCGTTGATGGAACACGTTACGCAGATTCATTGTCAGCAGCGGGAGCTTCTGCCAACTGGAGAAACGTAGGCTTTACCATGAACGGTCTAGAAATTCAGTTCCAGCCAGACTTCGGTGAGGTTCAGGTAGATCAGCTCCTTGACGTAGCTCGTCTATACAAGCAAGGTATGCAGGTCAACCTAGTAACAGCATTTGCTGAAGGTACTCTAGAAAATCTAGTAGTAGCAACAGCAGGTGCTGATGCAGACTATGATGACGCTGATCCAGATGAAGTAACAATGGTTATGCAAGCTGGTAATCTTGGTGAGGTTCCACTAGAACGTGCAATTATAGCTGTAGGTCCAGGATCTGGCGATCCAGACGCTACAGGTGCAGACAGCGTTGAGCGTGTTTACGTTGCTCACCGTGCTCTCTCAATTGAGAGTGTAACGGCTTCAGCAAAACGTGACGAGCCAACAATGTTCGAGGTATCTTTCCGTCTACTACCAGCATCAAATGGTTCATACGGCAAGATCGTAGACCGCGTACTAGGTCCGTAATAACAATTTAATAAAAACTAAATAGTATATACTTAGTCCCGTTCAGCCAAAAGGTTGGACGGGCTAAGTTTTTACATGCCTATGATATAATTTATATATAACCCCAGAAAGGATTATAATGGCAACGAGCGTATATGAAACAGTAGAAGTAGAGCTAATTGATGGAGTAAACATCAAGATGCGACCACTAAAGATTACACTTCTTCGTGACTTTATGAAGGAGTTTCAAAAGATTGGTGATGAAGATATTGCATCTGACAACATTAAGTCAATGGACCTACTCCTTGACTGTGCAGTAATTGCAATGAAGCAGTACAACGAGGATTATGCAACAAAAGAAAAGCTAGAAGAGGTCATTGACCTACCAACGGTTTACAAGATTATTGAAGTAGCATCTGGTATTAAGTTGAACGACCCAAACGCACTGGCGGCGGCTCTAGCTGGCTAGAGCTAGATCTCGTCGTACTAGAATCAAGGGTATTCCTTCTGGGACACTGGAAAGATTACCAAGAATTGGAGGATAATTTATCAATGCCAGAACTAGTCGCAATCCTTGAAGCAAAGAATCAAGAAGATTATGAAAACAAGAAATTCTTTGCAGCAATTCAAGGTGTAGATATTGATAAATCAAAATCCAATGCCATGGACACATGGGAAAAAATAAAAGCAAAGGCTAATAGTAAAGGTGCATCAAACGATCCAAAAGATATAACTACTCTTCGTGGCAAAAATGCTTCAAGAACTGGATTCGGAATTGGCGCAGGACTTGACTATGAGGTGATTTAAAGTGGCAAATACTAGAGTTAATATTGATGTCAACATCAATACTGGTGACGCAGCCAGAAGTCTTAGACAACTTCAAGCTCAAATAAATTCATTTCAATCAGCCTTAAATACTAACAATAGACTACAAGGTGACGCTTCTAGATACTATAGTCAACAAATAAAAGATCTTGCAAATCAGTCAGGATTCTTTACTGCCGAAACAGTAAAGATGAGAACCGCTGCTTCACAACTTGATCAGACTCTTTCTAAGGGTCAAGGCACTATGCGCCAGTTTGTTAGCGCAAAATTCTTAAAAGATAGTGCAGCAGCAGCCCAGGTTCTTTCTCTTGCAAACAGCAGAGCATCAGCACTCCAAACTCAGTTTGTAGCTACTGGTGCTGCTGCAAACGGGTTTAGAGAAGCAGTAGCAATTAGACCATTGCAAGCATTTAATAGTGAAGCAGTAGTATCTACTCAAAAGCTAGCAATTCACAGAGCGATGCTTTCTCAATCAACAACCTCAATGATTAACTTTGGTAAGAATACTCAGTGGGCTGGTCGTCAGCTTATGGTTGGGTTTACTGTTCCATTGACAATTTTTGCAGCAACATCTGGAAAAGTATTTCGTGAAATTGAAACAGAAGCAATTAACTTTAGAAAAGTTTATGGAGATGCTTTTACGCCACCAGAAGAGATGGAAGCAAACCTTGAAGCTATTAAGGAATTAGCAAAAGAATATACAAAGTATGGAATTGCAGTAAAAGATACTATTGGGTTGGCTGCTCAAGCTGCCGCTGCTGGTTCTCAAGGAGCAGATCTTATTGATGCAACTAGGGAATCAACTAGACTTGCAACACTTGGTCAAATGGAACAAAGTCAGGCACTTGAAACAACAATTGCTTTGCAAACAGCCTTTGGTTTACAAAGTAAAGAATTAACAAAAACCATTAACTTTTTAAACATGGTAGAAAACCAAACAGTTGTTACTTTGCAAGATCTTGCACAAGCTATTCCAAGGGTAGCCCCAGTTATTAAGGGTCTTGGTGGATCTGTAGAAGACATGGCTGCAATGCTTGCCGCCATGCAAGAAGGGGGAATTTCTGCTGCTCAAGGAGCAAACGCATTAAAGTCTGGTCTTGCATCTTTAATTAACCCAACAAATAGAGCAGTAGAAAAGTTAGGCGAACTTGGTATAAATATTAATGCAATTGTTGATGCAAATCGCGGAGATCTTATGGGAACTGTGCAAGGATTTGCTAGAGCATTAGCTACTCTAGATGAATTTGGAAAACAACAAGCACTTGAAAAAGTATTTGGAAAATACCAGTACGCAAGACTTGGAGCATTATTTAATAATATTATTAAAGATGGATCTCAAGCTTCACGAGTTATGGATACTGCTGCATTGTCAGCAGCACAACTTGCTGCTTCTGCTACAAAAGAACTTGGTGCTATTGAAGATTCTTCTGCAACAAAATTTGTCGCAGCAATGGAAAGACTAAAGCTTGCCATAGCCCCAATTGGAGAAATGTTTGTTGAGCTGGCAACACCAGTTCTTGGATTCCTTGCAAGCCTTGTTGATAAATTTAATAGTCTTCCAGATTTTGCTAAAAAGTTTATTGGGTTTGGTACAGTAATTACTGGAATTATTATTCCTGCTGGAACAATGTTTTTAGGTTTGCTTATGAACTTAGCGGGAACACTTACAAAGTTTGGATTAGTTGTTGGAGTAGCATTTAAAGGCTTTGCACAAGGGGGGCTAAAAGGATCAATAGAAGCAGTCAGTCAAGCCTTAAATTATATGAGCCTTACAGAACTTGATGCAGCAAATGCTTCTACACAACTTGGAACATCTACAGGAATAGTTAACCAAGCACTTAGAGATCAGGTTCCAGCAGCAGCAGGAGCAGACGCAGCAATTGATAGCCTTTCAAGATCATATGCAGCCCTTATTGTACAAATGGCAGAGGCTGCACAACTTTCAAAAGTTGCATTTGTTGCCCCAGGTGCTGCTATGTCTGGAGCAGCAGCAACTGGAGCAGAAGCAGGAAGAAGAAGGGGTGGTCCTAGAATAAGGAGAAACTCTGGAGGAACAATTCCAGGTTCTGGAAACACAGATACTGTTCCAGCAATGCTTACCCCAGGAGAGTTTGTAGTAAACAAACAAGCAACTGCGGAAAACCTATCTTTATTACATTCTATTAATAAAGGGAAAAAGACTCTAGGATTTAATAAAGGTGGACAAATTCCTGGTATGCAATATTTTGCAGCAACAAATCCTCAAAGGGTTGTTCAGCAAGCAAGTCGGTTCTGGAATGCTGACTCAGCTGAATTTGCTGGAATGTTTTCAACTGGATCAAAAAAAATTATTCGGTCATCAGATACCCCAAGTGAAACACGAAGAACAGTTTCCGTTGCATTTGAAGATTCAGCAAACGGTAGGCTTACCTCTAAACAACTGTCTCAACTTCTAGGAAAACCTGAAAGAACAATTCAAGAAGCAGCAACTTCATTAGGAATCGAACAAATGAAACTTCCTGGAATATCTAGCCAACTTGTAAGGGCTTGGAAAAAAGAAGATGTAGATGGATATTTAGCATCTTTAAATCTAAGAGCTGAAAAAGCACATTTTGGAACAAAAAAAGCAACTAAATCAGATATCGATGCTGCAATAAGACTAAGAGGAACAGGAGAGAGGGCTCAGTTTGCTAAAAGATTATTTGATGCTGATATACCAGTCACAGCACTTACTGATGACTGGGCAACATTCTCATCTTCACTAAATCAAGCAGCAAACAGAGGAAACACAAGAATAAGTATTGAGCAGGCCATTGATGATATATTGAAAAATAAAAATATATTAGAGTTAGGTCCAGCAATTACTAATGCTGGTGTTTCAAAAGAACAGTTTTTAACAAGTTTAATAGCTGAACTAAAAAATAAAAATGGAAAAGAAATTTTTACAGATACAATTTTAACTAGTGCAAGAAATGATGCATTAAGAAAATTAGGAAAATCTGTAACACCAAGTACAACAGGGTTAAGAATTCCCGCAAAAGCAGACTTACAAGAAATAGTTGCTCCAATTGTTAGAAAAGCTAACCCAGAAGATGTCACCTTTGATGAAATAAATAAACATTTTCTTAACAAAAAAGGCTTTGAAATTCTTTCTGCAAAAGATACAGGCACTGGATACTCTGCCATTAAAGAAAAGGCAAGTGGTAAATTTGAAAAACTTGCAGCATCTACAGGATACAATAACGGTGGAATGATTCCGATGCTAGGAGCAGGAGGAATTGCTTTAGCAGCAAATGCAGCAAGAGGAGCAAGAGGCAGAATTCCAGCAAACATTGTTGAATGGTTCTCAAGAATGACAACATCTATTAATCAATCAAATAGAGATGATATGTTACAAAATCTTCCAGCAAATATAAAAAGAGGACTCTCTACATCTAGAAAAAAAATTGATATAACAAGAGGATCTGTTGACCCAATAAGCGGAAGAACTTTAAAGGACGTTTCTAGTTGGTCAACAGGTCAGGGTGTTGGAAGATTTATGGAAAGTTCAAGACTCTTTGACACAATGAATAATTCAAAGTTTCAGATTGCTCAAAGAAGTCAGGGAATGAAAAGAGATATAGATTGGTTAAGATCTTTGGGGCCAGATGGTCCACACCCTTTGAAAACATGGTCTCCATTTAATCAAGAAAATGGGGCATTAGGTTTAAGACTAACTCCAGAAGAAATTCAAGCATCTGGTGGTGTTATTTGGAAAGCCAACAAGAAAAAACTTGAAGAAAGAATTAAAAGAGATCAAGAATTTATTGCTGGTCATCAAAAGATTATTGATGATTTACAAGAATCAAATATTCCTACAATTTATAAAACTTCTATAAAGAAAGGAGAAAAATACTTTGATGTAAGCGGAAGAATTGTCCCCAGAGATGAACAAAGAATAAATAATCCAGCAGCAAGTAATGAAATTCTTGACGAAAAAGAGGTTGCCCTTTTAGGTGCAAGACTAACGGGAAGGCCAAAAACTAGAATTGTAGAAAGAGAAGAAGCTCAAGCAAGATACGACAAGGCAAAAGAAGAAATTAAAAAAATAAGAATGTCTATTTTTAATAAAGAAATGTCTGTTGAAAAAGCAAAGCCTCTTTTAGATCGACTCCATGATGAAACCGAAAACATGGCTGCCTTTGTTAACTGGGGCAGAGGAAGAGAAGTCTCCTATCCAAACGTTGTATCAAATCTTAGCATGGGTGGAATACTTCCTCAGATGAGAAATATTGGTGGAGAGATATTTGATTCAACAAAAACTTCAAAAACTATTGTTCCAGGTGTAGGGAATAAAGATACAGTACCAGCAATGCTTACTCCAGGTGAATTTGTTATCAATAAAGATTCTACAAGAAAGAATTTAGATTTATTACGTTCTGTTAATAATGGAACTATTCGGGGGTATGCAGATGGTGACATTGTAGAAGTTAAGTCTTCAAGCTTCCCTGACCGTAAAGAAATAACTAGATATATGGTTGAAGGATTTCCTGATGAAACTTACAGTACAAAAAGAGAAGCTGAAAAGGTATCTAAGCAAATTAAAAAAACAAAGTCACCTTCTAAAAGAATGATGGGTGGCCGTGGTATGGGTGCAAGCATGGGGATGGGAACACTTGGTGGCGCAATGATGATGGCCCCAATGATACCTGCAATTGGAGAAAATGCAACTCTGTCAGCAATTGCAGGTGGTGGAGGGATGGCTCTTAGTCTAGCTAGCGCATTACCAATGCTTGCTCCAATGCTTGCACCACTTGCGGCAATTGCGGTTCCAGCAGGGATAGTAGCGGCATCTTTAGCAGTAGTAGGAGTAGCATTATATGCTTGGAGAAAAACTGTAGATGATGCTGCTGTTAAAGCAGCAGAATTTGGAGCAAATATTGGCGGTACTGCAAATGCATTAAACACAATGGCTCAAGTTCTAGGAACACTAACTCCTGCACAAGCTAGACAAAAAGCGGTAATGGGAATTTCTTCGGAAGAAGAAGCAACCATTGCTAATGAATTTTCAGGGGTATTTGAATCTGGTGCTGGACAAAAATTTATTGAAGATCTTCAAAATTCAACATCTGCTGAAAGATTCCAAAAATTATCAGATTATTTAAAGACAGCAATAGCATCTGGAATGATGGATCAGAAAGCAGCAACTACTTTTGCTAAAGCAGTAGGATTAAAACTTGGAGACTCTGTTCTTTCAAATCAAGCTGTTTCATCTATATCAGGACAAAAAGCTGGAACTTCTGCTATAAAAGAAATTGCTGATATGCGTAAAGCGGCAGTTGATGCCGATGGTTCTCTTGCAAAACTTGCAGTATCAAGTGGGGAAGCAAGCCTTTCAAATGAAGCCGCTGGTAGAGCTATAGGGGCAGCCACACAAATAATTCAAGATTATGGAAATGTAATTGGAGTTGCCGAACAGCAATACGCAGAAGGAACAATTGGTTGGAACGAATATCATACTGCAATAACAGAAGCAAGAACGGCTCAAGAACAATACACAAATGTTATTAAAAAATCTGTTAGCAATGCTGCTGAACAAGGTGCCGCAAGACAAGCTCTGGATCAACAAATGGTTGCAGCAGGCTATACAGAAGATCAGGTAGGTGCAATTACTAATTCAACAAACATTGGAACATCTTCCCTTGGCTTTAGCGAATCAAAAGATTATTTGAGGCCTGCATTAAGCCTACTTAGTGGAAACCTAGCGGGGGCGGCATTGGGGATGGTAGATGTAATAACGCCCTCACAATCAGCTTATCAAAAAGAATTTGTTAAGCAACAAGCAGATGTACAATTTGATAAATCTTTTGGTGAACTTGATTCTACACAACAAACCTCCTTAGTTGAAGAATCAAAAGAAGCACAAGATCTTGCAAGAGAGGTCGATCTTGAGGGACTAAATGAGGCAATTAAAGCATCCGTACTTGCTGGAGACATGACTGCTGAACAAGCTGCTCAATTTGGTCAAGAAATTATGTACAACGTTGATGCACTTAAGGCATTGCGAGATGGAGCAAGTATTGCTACTGCACAATTTATTACGTTTGCACAAAATATTCCAGGAATTACAAAGGGACAGTCAAGTGATGTTGTTACAATAGGTAAGGAATTTGAAGCAGCTGGAGGAAATACAGCTTTAATTGAAAATTATATTGCATCCTTACCAGAAAATCTTCTAAAAACTGGTATAGAAACGCTTAAGTCTGCTGGAATACAGACTGGAGATACAGGAAGAAATATTATTTCTCCTGAAGAACAAGAAAGAAGACGAACAGACATTGCATTCGGACTTCAATCTCTTTCAGGATCAGTTGGAGTAGAGCAGGCAGTCGCAATTCAAAAAAGTGATGCCTATGGAAAAGCAGTTAGAGAAGTAGATGGATCAGAAAAAATCAACAAAGCTTTTGCCAGAGCAGCAGAAGGTGGGGTAGTTGAAAAAGTAATCAAATATGTAATTCAAACTGAAGGAGAAAATACTCCAGCAGAAATGATTTCATCAATTACAAAGTTAACCATAGCGCAGGAAGATATTATGTCTTTGCCAGATGAAATGATAAAGGGTTTGAAAATTGACACAACAGACCCAGCAGATTTATTAAAATTTGGTGCTGCTGCAAAAACATTAAAAGATCAATGGAAAATTATTGAAAATCTTAATCCAAATATTAATATGACTGCAGCAATGGAATTTCTAACCCTTGACGCAGAAGGAAAACCACTTACTCCAGAGCAAGTATCAAAAAATGTTATAAAACTTAACAAAGCCATGAAAGACTTAGAAAGTGGTAATCCAGAAATTAGAAAAAGAGCAATGATAGATATTGCTGTTGCCTATGGCGGGAATAACGTAGCAGGAGGAACTCCGCAAGAAGCAGCAGCAAACGCAATAGCTGGACTAAAAGATCAATTTAAAAACTTTGACAAGTTAGATCCAATTGTTCGTGAACAAATGATTGAAATAAGAATGGCATATGAAGTTAAAAATTTATCACTTGCTATGCAATTAGAAAGTGCAATGACAGCATTAAAAACTGCAAAAGATCCAGAATCAAGACAAATAATTTTGAAAAGAATTGCATCTTTGCAAAGTCAAATAGGTACAGCAGAAGCATCAGTAAAGGCAAATCTTGCACCAATTCCTGGCTCTGGATCTAGCTCAGGTAGTAGTGGCAGTGGAGAAAAATCAATAGCCCAACAACTTAAAGAACAAGCAAAATTATCAGGGGAAACCTTTAAAGGTATATCAAATCTTCAAAATCAAAAAGGATTTAAAAAGTTTATAGCTGGCCCATTTGCACCTGAATTTTTAGAATATTTAAGATCTCAAGGTGCAGCGGGACTAAAACTTATCAAGGGTGGACTTGAAAAAGTCAGGGCAGCATATGCTGATTACCAAAAATCAAAGATTTCAGACGCCGCAGCAATGGCAGCATTAACTCCACAAGCATTGGTTCAAGAGTCTAAAAAAACTGCTCTCTCCTCACAATACAATAAAAAATTAGCAAAACAAGGAATGTATGCAGACGACATCGATGCTATTAGACAGCTTATTTCTGATGAAGATCTTCTTTATGCCCAACAGCTAAGAAGAAAACTAAAAGATAAAGGAACAAGTAAAAAAGAAAAAAGGGAGATTAATAAAGAATTAGAAGCTTTTAAAGGAGCGAGGGAAGCAGCAGAAAGAGATGCTCCTATAATAAATCAAGCTCAAAAGATTTCAGGGTCTATGGTTGACATGAAAACTCAAACATCATTATTAGTTGCAGAACTAGGTTTTATTAATGAAGGAAAAACTCCAGAGTTAGCTACTGCACTGGCAGCAGCGGGATTAAAAGCAGGGGATGCTACTGGAAAAATAGAACTCTTTACAGATGCTTATAATAAATTAAAAGCAGCAGAATATGCTAGAGATCCAGGCAGACTTGAACAAGAAAAACGCGACAACCTCATGGAAATAAATAATCTAAATCGTCAAATTGAAGAACTTAAGGTAATAAAACCTCTTGAAGATCAAGTTAAAGTTCAACAAAAAATTATTGACGCGCAAGAAAAAATTGTTAGAGTAAAACAACAAGAGATTGATGTAATTGGTAGAGCTATTGAGCTTAAACAAAGAGAACTTGAACCCCTTGACGATCAAATTGAAAGTCTTCAAGAAATATCTGATAAAACTTCTGAAGCATATGATGCTCAAATTGAAGCCCTTGATGAAATATATAACAGAGAAGAGAACATTGCAAAGCTTAAGCAGGGACAACTTGATGTTGCTCAAGCCCTTTCCCGTGGTGACGTTGCTGCTGCAGCCCAAGGTGCTTTGGGAATGTCACAAGAACTTGCTAGACAAAGCAGAGAAGAAGCTAGATCAGCCCTTGAATCACAAAAAGACTTTGCAATTAAAAATATTCAAAATCAAATTCTTGAAATAGAAAAACAAAAGAAAAAGATTAATCAAGATATTGAAGATCTTCAGATGAGACAAAGAGCAATTCAAGATGATATTTACACAATTCAGAGTACTAAAATACTACCTGCTGAAAATGAAATATATAGATTACAAGGTTTAATAAATGTTGAAGCAGATCTGCTTGAAGACAAATATAACAATGCAACTACTGAAATGGCAAATCTTGTTGCTCAATTAGATCTAGCTATAAAAAGACAACTATATTTGAACTCAATTACTCCAGGAGCTAATGCTGGGGAGACAGAAACAACACCAGCAGAACCAACAACACCAGCAGATCAAACAGCGCCGTTACCGCCAGCAGGTGGCGGAGGATTAGTACCGCTCCCTGGTGGTGGATTTATCCTTCCTGGGTTTGGAATTACGGTGCCCGCACCAGCAGCTTCAGTTCAACAAATAAGTATGGGTGCGTCAATCCCATCAACAGGACCATCAGCACCATCAGCAACAACACCTACAGCAGATCAATCACAAAGATTGGCAGATGCAGCAAGATTGGCAGCAGCAGCAAGAGCAGCAGCGGAAGCAGCGGCAAAAAGAGTAGCAGGACCATCAGCAGCAGATAGGGCAGCAGATGCAGCAAAAGCAGTAAGAGATGCAGCAGCAGCAAGAGCAGCAGCGGAAGCAGCAGCAAATGCAGCAAAAGCGAGAGCAGCAGCGCAAGCAAAAGCAAATGAAGCAGAAGCACAAAGAGCAAAAGCAGCAGCAGCGGAAGCAGCAGACAGGGCAAGAGCAGCAGCGGAAGCAGCGGCAAAAAGAGTAGCAGGACCATCAGCAGCAGATAGGGCAGCAGATGCAGCAGCAGCAGTAAGAGCAGCAGCAAATGCAGCAAAAGCAAGAGCAGCAAACAGAGCTTTTGGTGGTTTTATTTCTAATTATGCTATGGGTGGAATGGTAAATTACAAAGGATCTACAGAACGTGCCCCAGGAATGATGTATGGAGGATCAGCAAAGAAGTATGCATATGGATCTACCGTCCCTGGAAGAGGCATGACAGACAAGGTTCCAGCCCTCCTAACCCCAGGGGAATTTGTTGTAAGAAAAAGAGTTGCAGAACAATATGGACCTTTATTAAAATCTTTGAATGGACAAGTTTTTCCAAAAGAAAATTTTGATAAAGACAATGATGAATATGCTCGTAGAAAAAGAGATATGGATATGATGAGGATAACTGAAAAGAAATCTTCCTCTTCATTAAAGGATGCTGTTCAGAATGCTGCTCGTGGAGGATTAAATAAAATTCTTCCAATAAATAATCAAAATAAAGAAGATAGGTTACGTTCAGGTCTTGAGCCTATTTTTAGAATACTGCCCATTCCTAGAAAACCAGACGCAAGCATAATGCCCATGCCTAGAAAACCAGACGTAAGCATAATGCCTGTGCCTAATGATAAAGATGCTTCTTCATTAAAAGATGCTTTAGATAAAATTTTTGCGATAAATAATCAAAATAAAAAAGATAGAGCACGCTTAGCCGTTGAGCCAAACAGATTCAACGCAGATAAACTAAATGATTTTCGTGCCATGATTAATCAAAAAGTTTTCCCAACTATGAAAACTAACTCTTTCAATTCTTCTAATAAAACAGAAAAGTCTGGATCAATGTATAATTATAATGTAAACGTAACGTTAAATGGCTCCGACATGGATGCAAATGATGTAGCAAACGCCGTGATGCAAAAGATTAAAATGACTGAAAATAAAGGTATAAGGAGTAATAACATCCGTGGCTAATAGTTTATATATGGCTGGAAGATCTGCTTATTCAAGACCCCAAGCAATTGTGTGGGCTGATGCATATGAAAAAAGCAATGGAAAGTTTGTTCCAGTTGGCACAGAATTTGAAGACTTTATAATTCTTTCTGATCACAATAGATCAGAGCTTTCTATATCTTGCGAAAGAATAGAAAACAAAAAAAGAATGATTAATGGAACAATGAGATCTTATCACATAGCAGATAAACAAAAACTTTCTTTTTCATGGAATCTTTTGCCTTCCCGTGCATTTTCTGCATCTGCAACATTTTCTAATCTTGGCGTATTAACCAGCAATGTAGAAGATTTCACAGCAGATTTAGGAGCTGGAGGCGTAGACATTGTAAACTGGTATGAAAATCATACAGGATCGTTTTATATCCTTCTTGCATATGATAAATACAATGAGTTTACTGAAAATACCTATGGTCATTTAGCAGAATATAATCAAGTTTTACAGGTATTCTTTTCCTCATTTGACCATGACGTAATTAAACGTGGCGGAACAAATTATGACATGTGGGATATATCTGTTAGTCTTGAGGAAGTTTAATGTTTGAGGACTCAGACCTACAAGATGCGTTTTCCAATAGTCACTCATTAAAGATATCCTCTCTCATCTTAGCTGAGTTTAATTTAAATGATTTAGATAATGTTTCTAGAGTTGGAAACTATCGCTACCGCCCATTTGGGACAGAAGCAAAGTTCCTGGAAGCAATATCTACATACGATGAGTTTGATACTGGAGACTACTATACAGAAGCTGAGCTTTCATACAAAGAGTACTCAGATACTGAAGATGAAAATTTTTCTGTTGTAGATAAAACAAAAGACTTGTACTACTCTCTGGGAGACTGCCTTCTTCCATTTAGACCAAGGTCTGGAATAAATAAAGCAAGATTTTTAGCGGGATCATATATTGACAATGTTAGATCTGGCGATAGGCCAAGATACTACATGCCCTCTCGTAATGATTACTTTAAATATTGGAGTTCTTACAGAACAGAAAATGGAACAGAGAGAGGAATTTCAACTCCCGCTGCTATCGGGATAGATGGGTATGGTATTGATGATGCCTGTCCATTTATTGTTTATAAGAATCCTGTAAATGCAAATAGAATTGTTGTAAAGATTCAAACAAACGTAGGATCAGTTAACCTTGGCAGCATGAGAACTTCAGGGGACTTAGTAATTGAAGACCCTCTCTTTGCATACTCAAACGCTACAGTTCCACAAAGATTTAAAATACAAGTACTAAAGGGAAGCTCTTGGGTAGATGCAATTGAGTTTAATGAAAACTCTTTAAGACTAGACGATTCTCCAATAATTCCCAAAGATGGTCACTTAGAAATTTTTTATGGAATCAAAGTCCCACTAGGATTTGCTACAACATTTACTTATCTTGGAAGAACAACCACATCCTTGCTTCCCAACCAGGGAGCTCTTGTGGGGTATGCATACATTGTTGATGATAACTCAAATCCACAAGGCGTTTTAAAAATATGGAATGGTTCAGAATGGACTACCTCTAGTGTTAGTTATGGATGGTCTTTGTACGAAGAAAATATTGTTAAGACTAATGGAACAGTAACAGAACCATCAGATCCAATCTACTACACAGTTAATGGAGAGAATTTTTTTACAGAGTTTGAACAAATAAGAGGGATTAGAGTAGTTGTAAAAACAATGAATTCTTCAGATTCCTCACTAGATGTTATAGAAATATCTCCTAGACTAGTAGTAGATCTTTCAAATTACACAGAGTCATTTGACATAACAAAATCTATTGCAAATCAAAGCATGGGCCTTCCTGTAGGATCTCTTTCAGTTTCAAATGGAGCAATTAGCATCGCAAATTTTAATAACATTTTTACAGAAGCTAATATCTTTAATGGTTTGACGGGAAGTATTGTATCTGAATACGCAAGACAAAATACCAAGTTTGTTATATACGAAACAATTTTAAATGTAAACGGGTATGATAGATATGTTCCCATTAAAACTTTTTATGCAGAAGAATTTCCAAGACCATCTGGGGGAGACTCAACAATATCTATTCCCTTAAGGGATCTGTTTTTTAGATTAGAAACAACAAATGCTCCAAGCGTTCTTACTCAAGAAACTACCCTAACTTATGCCATATCTACAATGCTAGATTATATAGGATTTAGTAATTACTCTTTTAGAAATATTACATCAGCAAACGACCCCATCCTTCCGTTCTTTTTTGTAGAACCAAATGTAAGCGTTGCAGAGATCTTACAAAGACTGGCTGTTGCTACACAAACTGCAATGTTCTTTGATGAATACAATAATTTTATTGTTATGTCAAAAGAGTTTTTATTCCCAGATGCTACCGATAGAGAAACCGACATGGTTCTTTTGGGTAACGATGACACGATTGCAAACATTGAATCAATCTCAGATAATCAAACAAGAATTATTAATAGTGGACAAATCATGTATACCATTAGATACATTCAGAGAGAAGTTTCTAGTTTATCTTCAATGTTAAAACTAGATTCCGAAAGAGTTTATAAGTATAAGCCAGTTCTTTTGTGGGAGGTTGCAGCAACTGATGAAACCAAGACTATTAACGAAGCTAACAAGGTCTCAAGTGGCTACGCCCTGGGAGCCATGGCATTAAACAACCCAATTAGTGCAAGTGCTCCTTATGTTGCAAATCGTCAAGTGGTTAATAACGTTATTGATTTTGGAGAAAGCGTTTACTGGCTTCCAAGATTTCAAGGTTATTTATACGCCAATGGAGAAATTATTAGATTTGATGCTGTTGAATACTCTGTTCCATCTTCCGCTGAACCAGTGGTTTGGATATCAAGCAACCAAGAGTATCAGAAGTACTTTGGCAGCCTAGCTTTTAATGGAAAGATGTTTCCAACGGGTAGGGTAAGAATATACTCTGAGCCATATTATGAAAATGTAAATGAGTCTGCAATATTAAAGAATGGAAATGTAAGGGTTCATGGAAGAAACCAGTTTGGAACAGAAATAACTTCTCATTCCGCAGGTCTCAATCCTTATTGGTCAGACAATAATAATACCTATGGTTTAAAAATGTA